GTTGCACAAAAGGACGGTCCGCCTAGCGGCTCTTAACGGCGGCGCCGTGGGCGAGGAGATCATAGCCCAAGCCTGCGGCATGGTAATTTTATAAGGAGGAATAAGAGATGAAAGCGTATAAGGGTATGAAAATGAGCGATCTAAAAGCTTGCAAGGATGAGATCATAATCGCCCACTCATTCATTCTATTTCGCACCCCGCGGGGCTGGATTGCAAAGAGAAGACACCGTGAGAGCATAGTGGTGCCGATCCCGCACTTCCGCCGTGGATTCGGAACGATCTGGAGCTAAGGCTTTGATTTTAAATGGCGCCCTGCGCGGGCGCCTTATAAAGTCAAATAAAGGAGTGGATATGAAATTTCCTAAAGAGCTTGAAGCAAAACGCACCAGGTGCATCGTCTATACTCGCGTGATGGGCTACTTACGCCCGGTCGAGAGCTTCAATATTGGCAAAGTAGGCGAGCACAAGCAGCGCGTACTATTTGAAGAGAAGAAAGATGGTAGCCGCACTAAGTAGGCGCGAAAGCGCAAGAGAACCGCTGAAAGCGCCTGCGATAGCAGGCAGTAACTTTAGGTGGGTGCAGGGAGCGTAGCTCCCGCTCGCAGGGCGGGCTTAGCTCGCCTGAGAAGTTAAAACAAAAGGAAGGGTGAAATGCAAAGAATTCAGGGCTACCGTACGGACAAGGTATGCGCCGAGCGGGTGAGGATGCTAAAGGGCGATGCGGACGTAGCTTACCGCGAGCTTGCGGCGATGCTAGGCATCAGCGTCGAGCGCGTCGCGATGATAGAGCGCACGGCGCTTGCGAAGCTTAGGCACCCGAAAAATCGCAAGAAGTGGATGGAGATATTTGAAACCATCGCCGAACTTGAGCGCTGCGAAGCTCAAAGGCTCGGTAGCGGCTGGAGCCTGAAAGGAACAAAAAGTTGAAGCTAAAGGATTTAATCAATTTAAGCGCGCAGGATTACAGCGCCGCAGCTCTTCGAGAGCTGCACGCAAAGATGAGCGCCGCCGTGCCCGCTGCGGTAAGCGTAGGTCTGCGCTCGGTGCGTCGCGACGAGATAAAGGGCGGGCAGCTTGTGAAAGGTTGGGCATTTTATGTGAGCTTTTGCTACGGATCTAAAAAGCCTTGTGCCGAAATTGCGAGCTTCGGTAGGCTTCACATTTGCGCCGATGAGACGATGGCGGCAGATCCTTATATAGAGAAAATTTTAAGGCATTTAAAAGAGCCTTAATAACGCCCAAAGCTTTTAATGGAGTTTTTAAATTTAAAAACTCCATTAAGCGCTTAATGAGCTCAAAGTGCGGCAGAGGAGTTATATCAATAGCTCAAGGTGGGTAAAGCCCTAAAAAATCAAAAGAAAGGTCGAAGAAATGACGATAGTAAATAGCGATATAGATGTCTTAGTTGACGCCTTGCGAAGCTTAGGTGCAGGAGCGCTTTTAGGCGCAGCCGCAGAAAATTTAAAAGAAGCCATAAGAGCGGTGCAGATCACGGGGAAAACAGCCGGGGTAACGATAAAGATAAGTGTGAAATCCGATCCCAATTCCGAGGGTGAGGTGCTGGTTTTTGGAACTACTAGCGCAAGCCTTCCAAAAGAGCCCGTAAAAGCTAGATTTTATGTCTCAAACGAGCTACTTCCGGTGCGAAATGCGCCTAACCAGCTCGTAATGAAAATGTAAATTTGAAGAAAGGATAAACAATGCAAGAGGAAAAGAACAAATATGTGGTGCCGAGCGTTTCGGTGGACGAGGCTAAAAGAGCGATAATAGTTCACAAAAGCTACGATATTGACCAGAAGCTACTCAAAGAGCCGTTAAGAAATAGCTACACCATAAATGCTTTAGATGTAGATAGCTTCGTTGATCTAGTCAATGAATATAAAGAGCCTAGCTCAAAGCTATTTTTCGACGATAAAAGTATAAAGTGCATCGTCGATTTTAATTCTAAAGATAAGGCTGAGTTTTGTGAAAAGCGCATAAATCTGGGCTTAGGCGTTACGCCGTTTTTCTACACATTTGACAAAAACGTAGGTGAAACCCTAGGTCAGCGCGAGTTTGTGTTTTTGCTAAAAAGCCTATTTATGTTTATCACAGATATCGACGGCAAGGCAAACGACGATATGGACGTAATCGAGCTAGCCGAAAGCCTGCAAGCGGTTAAGAAGTTTGACAGCGTACAAAAAAATACTAGCTCAAAGATCAGCCTGGACGTCGAGATCAAATCGGGAGCGAAAGAGACCATCTCTATACCAAAGACGATCACTTTTACGCTACCGGTTTATGAGGCCGATACGGAGATCAGAGGCGAATTTAAATGCGAGCTTTTCGTAAGTATCGATGAGGAGAGGTTCGGTCTAAAGCTAGTGTGCTATACGGCGGAGGTTTCAAGACGTGAGGTGCTAAGCAAGATAGTATCAAAGATCAGCGAGCGCTGCGAAGGGGTAAAAGCCTATAAAGCCAGCATAAATTGATTTTACAGAGCCCTTTTTTCAAGGGCTCGATAAAGTCAAATTTAAAAGGAAGGAGAGAGAAAAAGATGGTCAAGCGAACGGCAAGGCTTTGTTTCGTAAGCTCGCCGTATGCAAGTATCAAATGCGAGCATGATCGAGATCGCGACTACTACGCCCGCAAGCTTGCCGAGCAAGCCTGCGCCATCGTGCGCGCCAACGGCTACGAACCCATAAGCCCGGTGCTTGCATGGATGGGGGTGTATAGCGAGCTGGAGCGAGATCGCATAATGAAAAACTGCGAGGAACTTCTAAGCGTTTGCAGCTACTATTATTTCTTTCCGTGCGAGTACAGCAAGGAGAGCAAAGGTATGGCTTACGAGCGAGAGCTTGCAAGGCAGCTCGGCGTGAGGGAGCTGAAATTTAGCTTGTTTGATGAGTGAGGGCGGTAAGGTGCGGATCGTAAAGAAGAGCAAAAATACGCTTCCGATCTGCCTAAGATACGGCTACGTGCTAAGTTATGGCCTAGCCAAAAGATTTAAAATTTTAGAAAGGAAAAGATATGGAAGCAACAAAAAAGCTCATATATCGCATGATAAATGAAGCAGAACTCAGCCACGGCTACGCTAGCGCTAGAGTAGAGCCACCATACGATGATGATCCTGTGCTTGCAGTAGCACAGGCGGCGGCAGATGCCACCATAGAGACGGCCGGTAAAATCCTAAATAGTCTCAAAGCAGAGGAAGAAGAGACGATTAGTGAACTTGAAAAATTCGTGAAAGGCGAGATAGCGAGAATCGAGGCGGACGAGCGATATCATTACGAGCCTGCGGATGTCTTTTCGAATGCTCCGCTAGCACTCATTCAAATGCGAATGGACGGTTCAATACATGCCTATAAAATTGTGCTTGAAAAAATCAAAAATTTAAAAGAAGGAGAAGAGGATGCAGATAACTAGTTTCAGCGATATCGACATCGCGCTAAAAAAGGTGTGTGAGCTAAGTGTAGGTATCGAAAAGATCAACGGCGAAGTAACGCTTGAGTGTAACCGCATCAAAGAGAGCAGAAAGGCCGAAGTTGAGAGACTGGAGAGCGAGAAAAACTATATCGAGCAGCAAATCACGTTTTTTTGCGAAGAAAACAAGCACGAATTCGCCGAAAAACGCTCGAAAGAATTTACCTTTGGCGAGATCGGCTACCGCCTAACTAAAAGTGTGAGCTTGCCTCGTATTAAGGCAAAAGTAGAAAGCCTGCTAAAGGCGATCAAAAGCTACGGGCTAGCCAAAGAGTGCATCATATACGAGGAAAAACCTAATAAAGACGCTCTAGCGGAGCTAAAAGATGAAGATCTCGTAAAGCTGGGACTAACAAGAACTATAAAAGATAGCTTCCGTATAGTGCCAAAAATTGAGAGTTTGGAGGCAGGACAATGATAGAGCCAAAATATAGGATAAAAGATAAAGCCGATTTTGAAAGAATTTTTAAAAGGGCTGCTGAGCTTGATAACGAAGAACTAGGCGATAGCTTTATAGTAGAAGGCAACCACGATATAACCTACGGCAGTATAAAAGCTACTTGCGAGCTAATCGGATATGATTTGCTTCTTTTATCGCAAGAAACGGTGGACGATTTAGAAAGAGGCAAGTATTCGCATATCGATACTTTTTACATCGATATCGTCAATTTAACCATGCTGGATCAAAATTTTAAGGGTACTTACTCTTTGTTCGGTGGGGCTATCCCCGATGAACTGGACATAGATGACGACGGTACGCTTAGGCTATGGTTCGATTAAAGTTAAAGGGCTTTAAGCCCTTTAACAAGCCTTTTAATCGGCTTTAAAGGCTTGTTAAAGAGTTTAAAATTTTAAGGAAAAACGATGGCTATTTTACTATCCATAAAGCCTAAATTTGCAGATATGATACTTGGTGGTGTTAAAAAAGTAGAATATAGAAAAGCACTAGCCTCTATCGCGAATGATAGGATATTTTTATACGCCACGGCGCCGATAAAAAAGGTGGTCGGCGAGGTAAAAGTCAAAAGAGCCGATAGAAGCGAAAACAAAGAGGCGGTATGGGCTTGCTATTTGGACTGCTCGGGAATTACTAAAGAGGAATTCGACGAATATTTTAAGGGTAAAAAATGTGCCTCTTGGTATTTTTTAGAAGAGCCAATAAGATATAAAAAACCTCAAAATATAAGATATTTCGGAGTAAAAAGTGCTCCACGAAATTTCATATATCTAAAGGACAAGCGATGACCAAATCTCAAGAAATTTATCGCAAGCAGCTTCTAACCCGCATTCACACCGCCCCCTTATATAAGCAAATAAAGGCGGCGGATGCGTGGGAGGATTGGGCCGGCTTTCGC